ACCAGACTTATCCTTTCTTCAACTTTGAGACCAGACTTATCCTTTCTTCAACTTTGAGACCAGACTTATCCTTTCTTCAACTTTGAGACCAGACTTATCCTTTCTTCAACTTTGAGACCAGACTTGTCCTTTCTTCAACTTTGAGACCAGACTTGTCCTTTCTTTAACTTTAAGACCAGACTTATCCTTTCTTTAACTTTAAGACCAGACTTATCCTTTCTTTAAGACATTTAAATCCAATTATTATCTAAGGATTTATTCATTAACATTATACTTTTTTATAACTATTTTATTTGACTTCCAAAAACAATTTCTTGTCTATTACCATTACCATCAGCATATTTAATATTAATACTATCTATAAACATTATAGCATCATCTTCAATATTAAGATATCCTAATTTAATATTTATAATATCACTTACTTTTATAAATGGTTTACCAAAAGTTGTAAAACTACCATTTAAGCTGTTATTACTGAATTGTAAAAATCTATTATATGCCATTTTACCACAAGCTATTCTACTCATACCTGGTTTTTTAATTTCAACTGTATTATCTTTTTCAGGGATATCATCAGTATAATCATCAATTTCAGGATATGAATCAATATTATCACTATCAATATAAACAGATATAACTGAATTATCTGTTTGAGTACTTGTTATGATTACTCTTGAATTTAATATTTCAGGAATACTATTATCAATATCTTTTGATATTATAGGATAAGCATTTTTATTATAAGGATATTCAAAATTATAACTTGTTGTATTATCTAAATACTTATAACCACCATATAATAAATCACCAATAAAATAAAAATAAAAAGAGTATTCATCTTTTAACATTTGTAATATTTCAGATGGACTTATTAAATCTTTAACTCTTAAGTTATTAAATTCAAAATTAGTTATATTACCAATTTTAATAGGAATATCATTATTAATGGTTATATCATTTATTAAATCACTAAGTGTAGTAAATGCCCAAGTTTTTTGTATTCTTTTACCTTTTTTTAATAAATACATTGAATCTTCAATATAAAGTGTTATAAATGTATCTTCATATTTTATATCAGATAAATAACCATAAAATTTAGTAGGTTCTACTTTAAAATTTGTAATATTATAACCATATTTGATTTCAACTTTTGATCCAATATTAACTTTTTTATTTAAACTTGTTTCATAATATAAACTAACCTCAGATTTAATAATATCAATAATAGCATTTTTACGTGGTATTTTAATATTACAAGTATCTGTTAAATTATTCAAATCATATTCAATATTCATACCAATAACTTTTTGTAAAATTATAGGTTTTTCAGAATATGTACCATCTTCAAATTTATTATAAAACTTTATTTCTATGTTTAATTCGTAAGTCATTGTTATTATTCTTCTTTTAATTTATCTTCATCTATTTCAAATATATCTTCATTAAGGATTGATATACAATTTATTTCAATTGCAGTAACATTTGTAAATTCTGTACTTTGTGCAATTTTATGATCAGTAATAGCTATTTTTGTAATGTCAAATATATCATTCAAATATGGACTGTCAATCATCAGTTCTTTTTTAACTTGGAATATCGTTTCTAAATTTTTAATATTTGCTTCATCATAGTTCCAAAATTGAACACCAGCTAAAGTGCCTACTATATTAATCTCAAAATTACCATTTGATACTATTTCAACTATTTTACCATTTAAACCATTTACCGAAGTTTGAACAATTTCTTTAGGTCTATTAATAGTTATTATAGGATTTTCTAATATAAACTCTGGTCGTGATAATTCCACTGGCTTCTCATTAATTTCTCCAATTGCGTCTTCTTCATCTTTAAATGGATCAATACCTTTAAATTTTATCCATCTATTTCCAGTAGGAGTACCTAACATTTGAGATATTGTAGATTGATCTATATAATTTTCTGGATGTAACGCATCATCTTGATATTTACCAGTTATATAATCTTGTCTAAGTAATCTACTTCCTATACTTCTACTCCAACTATATATATTATCTAAATTTGATACTAATTTTTTATTAGCCATATCGTTATAATTTTATATTTGTAGCATCAATTAATGCTTTTGTTAATGCTTCTTCTACTATTTTTGTTATCTCTTCACTATTTTCAGTCATATTAGTTGTATTTAATACAATACCACCACTTTCAATTATTTTTTCTATATCTAAAGTAATATTAGTAACACTTCTATCCGTAGTTAATGTAGTAGAATCTCCATCTAAAGTAGGAGCATCTGGTAATGTGGTGTCTATATCTGTTGTTTCAGTAGTAGTTGCGGTTACAGGTCTTCTGGTTACATCTGCTAATTTATTAGTTATTGATAAAAGTTTTCTTGCTTCACTATTGGAATCAAAAAGTGCTTTTTTAATTATTTTAAATCCATCTATTACTAATAAAATAGGTGGAAATAAAACCGCAAGAATTATTTTAGCAACAAGTTTAACTTTATCTGATAAACCTTGAAATATTTCAATTGCTAATGTAATACCTTTTACTAATGTTCTTATAGGAAATGTAGCAAATTTCATAATAGCAACCCAAACTTTCATAACTCCTGTTACTATAGATAAAGCTCCACCAAAATCTCCAAATAATGCAAATAATTCTTTAAAAGGTTCAATAACTATTTTTATAGCATCACTAACTATAAAAAAATTATTAGATACAGCTGTTAAAACATTATTAATTATATCTAAAACTTTAGTTAAATTGTTTTCTAAATCAAAATTAAAAGCATCTAAAATAGTATTTTTTAAAGTTTCAAAAGTAGATATAACAGTACTTATGTTATCAGCATTATTCATAATAGCAGTTGAAAAAGTATTAACATTAGCAATTAATGTTCCACCAAACTCTTCTTTTAAATCACCAATAACATTTTTTAATTGAGTTAATCCACCAGTTCCAGCTAATGCAGCAGCTTCAGCACTTCCACCATATTGTTTTTCTAATTCTGCCAATATAATATCTTGAGCTTCTGCAAGTTGATTAGTTTCTGCAAGTGAATTAATTAATTCTTTTTGTGCATCACTAAATTGAATACCACTTCTACTTAATGCTGATAAATTTGCAACTGGATCATTTAATGCTTTACCTAATTGAATAGATGCTGATTTTAAATCACCGTCTAATCTTGTAGCTAAATTTAATGCAGCTAATTGTGTTTTATCAAATTGTTCACCTGTTATATTTGTAAATGTTAATAATTGAGCTGTTGCATTTGCAAGTATTTCTTCATCACCAAATAAAGATATTTTCTGCAATTCAGACGACATCTCTTGTAATTGCTTAGATGTATAACCTACTGTATTACCTGTACTTTTTAAACCAGCTTCTACTTGAGCAATTGCTTTTTCTTGAGCATCATATAAAGTTAATGATTCAGATATAATAGCATTTAATTTAACACCAATACCAATTATTGCAGCTGTAACAGCTACCGCACCAGTTTTAAGGTTACTTAATGAAGTACCCATTTTTTTAAAACTTTTAGTTGAAGAAGTTGCTGTCTTTTTTGATGCAGTAGTAACTTCCTTTAACTTTGTTTGGATTGTTTTTAATTTAGGTGATATTAAATCATCTAATACAGCTTTTATTTTTAATGTTTGTGCCATTTATCTATTTAATATTTTATTAATATCGTTTTTCCTACCCTGATAAGGATTGCTATAATTAACTGTTTTAGTTGTGGTTTGTGGATTTTCAACACTTAATATCCATTGTAATTCGGTATAAAGTATAGCCCAAGTATCATCGGTTAAGTTGTTTATCTCTTTAGTAGTAAGGTTAAAATATCTTCTTAAAGCGGCTATTGATTTTCTTAATATGTCTCTATTTTCACTTTCAGATATTTTATAAAAATTTAGTTTTTTTTTAAAGTAGCAGAACGAACATTTAATATTTTTTCAAGCATTGGACTTAATGATAAGAAATAATCATCGTTTGTTTTTATCTCTTCATCACCAGATATCCAACACTGGTCCAACATATATTCATTTGCACTTAATGGATCTTTTTCTAATCTTGAAAAAATTGATGACAATTCAGTTATCTTAGGTTTTCTTAATAAACATTCTTTACCATCTATTGTAAATTTATAGTTATTATCTACCTTATCGAATTTAACATCGTAAGTTTTAAATAAATCACCAGCAACAGATATAGCAGATAAGAATAGTTCACTATCTTCCATAATTTCATCGTCTCCACCAAGCCAAGTATTTTTGAATAATAAAAACATACCAGCAATTTGGTCTTTAGCAATTAAACTCATTACTTGTTTGATAGTAGTTCTATCAGCTTTTTTAAGATAACAAACATAATCAGGTTCTATGTTAATAGTGTTATAGGATATGTTATCTTTTTTAAATTTATCAATTAATATTTGATATTTTTTTGTTTGTTTTTCTTTCATTTTCATTAATTTTTATATTTGTGCTCCAAATAAAGCATTTTTAGTAGATTGAAATAAATTTACAATTGCATTACCAAGTTTTTTAAAGTCTTCCTGTGTAATAGGTTTCCATATAATATGACTTAAACTTAAATTAAATCTATATTCTATATTCATATCGTTTTGAGATACATCAAATCCAACATTAGTAAATCTACAATTCTTTAATATGATTGTTTTTGCAGGTTTTACATCTGTTAGTGTTGTAGGATCTTTTATTATCGATGAAAAATCTAAATTAGATAATTCTTCTGCATAATTATAGGTAACCATTATATCAAAAGGTGGTAAATTTTGTAATATCCCATTTACTGCAACATTTTGCAATGTAAATATCTCATCTGCATTTAAAGTTATAGATGCTTGAGGAACTACCTTACCAAAACCTGTATGTACTGGATATAAACCAGTACCATAGATATTTTGGTGATTCATAGTTTCAGAATAAGATATATTTGAAATACCAATAACTGGGTATCCTTCTATTACTACAAGTATTGAACCCCAGTCATAAGCCTTATTATTTATAAATATATTGTTATTTAATAGCATTTATCTATATTATTATTATTTTATGATGTAACTCCATATAAAACGTTCATAGGATTTAAATCAATTTCTACTTCTATATTCATATCATTTTGTTTTAAATCAAAATATGTAGAGTCTATTGAACATCCTTGTATTCTATCTTCAACAACTGGGGTACCTTCTTGATCTGTGACACCAGGATAATATGATATTACTATTTCAAAAGATTCTAAATTTTGGATCTTAGTGTTAGTTGCAATATCTATTAATTTTCTTAATTCAGTCATTGCTATTGTCATAGAAGCTTTAACATCTACATTACCAAAACCTTTTGATACTGGATAAGCACCTGTACCATAATTCTTTTGGGCATCTCTTGTTTCTCCGTATGAAATTGCAGTAATTTGTATTAATTCAGTATTTTCGATAGCTGCATCACCAGAACCAAATGTGAATTTAATAGAACTCCAATCATAAGCAATACCATTTATATTTGTATTATTATGTAAAAGCATAATTTATATTTTTTATTTTTATTAATTTGTTAAATGGGAGACTAAGCTCCCATTATATTATTTATGCAAAAGTATATTGAGCATTAATAGATGGATATATTTGAACTAATGCATTATTCTCATTTTCTTTTACTAAATGAGTTAAAACTACATCATCTTTTTCTACTGTAATAGTAGCCATACCAAAACCAGTTGCCCATTGTTTAGTCATTTCTCTTGTAACTAAAATTGTAATTATATTACCACTTACTGCTAATGAACCCCAATCTGCTCCCATCGCAGGGTTTAAACTGAATTTTGCAAAAACAGTACTATTACTTGATAATGTAACTAAGATATTTGTTACGTCTGGTCCATCAACTATAATAGCGTTACCACTATCATCTTTGAAAGCCATTTCCATTCCTAAACTTTCGCCTTGTCTTATTGTATATTTTACGTCTGCCATTGTGTTTTATATTTTATTTTTATTTTTATTTTTATTATTAATTCCCATTTTTATTTTTATATTATTTACAATTGTGTAGTAAAAGATATATTTACAGAAATTGTTCTTGCTGTTCCGTAAGGAATTAATTGAATTGTTACTTCTAATTTACTTGTTGTTAATATGTTTTGTTCTGGATCTATATAAACATCTCCAGCACTTAGTTCCCCATCTGATATCATTCTATCGACTGGTTTAACAGCCAAACTTTTAAAGAATGATATAGTAGTTCCAGCGATAGTACCGCTTGATGTTATTTTAATAGGTCTATTTAATTGTGGTAAAAGAGCTGTTCTCACTTCTCTAATAGCTTTGTCAATTGTTCTAACCTCAGAAATATAAGCATAATCTGATAAAATTGTATCACCAGTATGATTATCATTAAAATAAGTTCCAGCAATTCCTATATGTTTTAATCCAAAAATATATCCTAAAGTATTAATATCACTTAATTCTGTAGGCGATAAATCTGTATATAAATCACCGTTCACAAATGCAATAGTTTCTAATTCACCACCACCTGCAACATTATATTTTTGTACCCAAGCAATAGATTCATTAACTTTAGAATTAGATACTGAACCTAATAAAGCTCCTACTGCTGGTATTGAATTACCTTCAGATATAGCTAAAGCAGCTCCAACATTTGCACCATCTTGTAAAAGTGTAACTGATACTTTTGGTGAAGGAGTAGATAAACTTCTTAAACTATCTAAAGTAGTTAAATCGGCAGTTGAAATATCTGAACCGTAGATACAAGATAAAGGCATATGATTAATTTCAGCAGTATTAGCTACCCCTTGAATTAATTCAACGTCTCCAGTTGTATATGTATTTTTAGTGTTATAAACACCAATTTGTCTAAGTTCACCTTCAGCAAATACTTGCATTGTGTAAACTTCTTGAAAATTTAAATTTGATGGGACTGTATCTTTAGTAGTATCATTATATAAACCTACATAAAGTTTTCCAGTCGGTGCAATTCTAAAATATTCTTTTATTTGATACCAATATTCTTTTGTTAATAGATTGGTTTCGGTTAAACCTGTTTCCTCAACATCACTCATTCTATTAAAATCTATAATTCTATTAGTTTCAGTAAATGTATTTAATCCATTTGCAATAAAGGAAGCGTTATCAACAAATTTCTCATCATAAATTAAAAGTGCAGATATGTAATCGTTAGCACCAGCTACTCTACCTAATCCACCCGTTCCTTTGATAAAAATTACATCGTTTAAAGCCATAATTTGTTATTTTTTATATTTTTATTAAAAAGGGGATTTAAAAGTATCCCCTTATAACTTGTAAAAGATTGGTTATTAATCTTCTAACTTTCTTCAACTATAGTTACAACTCCTATTTCAGAAGTTCTTGTTTTAGCAGCACCATATCTAACTTTCGCAGATATTACATATTGTAAGTAAGAAGGATCTTTTCTATCCATTCCAAACATTTCAACAGCACTGTTTGCTTTTGCAACAAATGAAGGATGCCAAGCAATAGCAGCTAAATTAGTTGTAGCTATTGTAGGAGCACCAACTGCAAGTTTAGCAGCAGCAGTTGCATTATATCTAACAACAGTAGAACGTTTATAAACGTCAAAACCAGCTACTCTACCAACAAAATTGTCAGATACAGCAGCATTAGTTAGGATATAACTATCTTTAAATTCGTCCATTTCTAAAATATCTGAATATAAGTTACCATCTACTAAAAGTTTTCTACCCTCTGTAGGTACGTTTGCATTGTCCATTAATCTACCAGCAGCTCTTAAATCAGCTAAAACTAATTTTTTACGAGTACCAGTTTGTAAAGGTGCATAAGCAGGTCTTGAAGTACCAGATGTTCTTAAAATATTAGTACCAGGAGTATTTGCCCAATTGTAAGCAACATAATCACCTACTCCAGCATTTAAACCATTAACCATATCTTCTACATAAGAAGACATAATGTCATATGAAAATTCAATATCTTGAATATAATCAATATACATTTGAGGTGATACGATGTTAGCCATTGTGTAAGTTAAATCAACATCAGCTCTTAAAACTGGTGCAACTAAAGGTACAGCAGGATTAACTAATGCAATTGGCATAGTACCAGCATTTGGTCTATGTACAGTTTTACCTGTAATATAAGCGTTATCATTTTTTGAGAAATTGTAAAATTCGTTTGTTGGATATAAGTTTTTCTCTATTTCTTTGATCCATAATTCCGTATTGAGCATATCTTTTTATTTTTTATTTTTAATTTTTAATTTTTAATATAGTCATTATACATTTTATTATATAATGTTATATTAGTTTCTTTAATTTGTTTTAATCCTTTAGGATCATTTTTTCGATACCAATCAAAACCTTTTTCGGGTTTATTATCAGATAACTTAATATTATCTGTTAATTTAGTATCTGGTGTTTTAACAGTTTCAATAGATTCAATTAATTCTTTAAGTGTTTCCATATTATCATTTGCTAATTTGATAAATAAATCTTTTTGGGATTCTTTAATTTTACCATCTTTAATAGCAGACAATACGATAGTTTCTATATCTTTATCTTTAATAGATGTTTTAATTGTTTCTAATTCTGTTTTTAAAGTTTTTACTTCATTATCTTTTTCATTAACCATTTCATTAAATTTATTAGATAATTCAATATATTCTTTAGTTTCTTCTGTTTTCAATTTAGCTTTATCTAATAACTCTTTTACAGTTAATATAATTTTACTATCTGTAAATTCATCATTTTCAATAGTAAGTTCTAAATTTTTAACTAAGATTTCAGATAATTTAACTTCATCAACTTTTTTATCTTTTTTAGTAGATTTTTTAATGGTTTTCTTATGTTCTACTTTTTTATCTTCTTTCTTGATATCTTCTATCTTATTTTTCAAAACTTCTGGATGGTTATTGAATGTAGTTAATTCTACTTGTTCTTTTTCTTTATTCATATTAAAATGTTTTTTAATTTCTTCTATGTTATTTTTACCATTGTAACTTAATGCAATTGATAAAGTGTTGCCTTTATTAACTTTAGCTTGCTTATTAGCAGGTAATGCAGTTATTGAGGCTTCTTTTAATAAAGCTTTTGTTACAATTAGTTCATCGTTTGAATCTACATAAGCATCTATAACTGATGCACCAATAGAAACTCCAATTATATAATTTTTTTCTATTTTAGTTTGGATATCTTTAGAAAGTTCATCATTATCAAATTCGGTCATAGCAGTTAAGATATATCCTAATTTATCATCTTCTTTCTTTTCTATTTGTGTCCATCTACCTAAAACATTATCAATATTATGATTGTAAAGCATTACTGGATTTTCATTAAATTCTGATAAATCTAACCCAGAAGTTAAAACTTTATAACCATAAACATTTTTTTCTTCTGTATTTAATGTAAAATTGTACATTTTATTTATTTATTTATATTTATATAAGGTGTTTTTTAAAAAATTATTTTAAAACTTATATTGTTTTTTTGTGAAATGTTTCTAAATACTCACCATTTACTTCTATTTCTTTTAATAATGTAGTTTCATATTTAGGATAAGCTGAAGCATCTGCAAACCTAAAGACAAAAGATGTCTTTGTTATCTTAACATTATTATAATTAGGTAAAAATTGAACAGTAGATCTATGCAAAGCCCCTATTTCATAAATATCTGATTTCAAATCATCTGGTAAATTATTATTACTTTTACCTTCAATATATTTAAAAACTCTATCTACTAATGATAAATGTTCTAATGATTGATCTATTTTACTATCATTTGATCTTAACCCACTTGCAAATTCTGTGGCTAAATATAAATGGACTGTAATTTGTGCAATTTGTAATTTAGATTGATATTGTTCAAATTCTAAATCGGGTTCTATTTCTATTAATATAGAAGGATATGGTATTGGATCATTTGTATCTAAATTTTCATATTGATCATTAAATAAATCAATGTGTTTTATATCAGTAATGTTTTCCATTATGATATATCTTAAAAACTTGTAAATATGGCTAAACATAATTATTTTTTATTTTTATTATTTCTAAATCTAAATAGTTCTATCATTATCTTTATGAAAGCTATTTTAAACTTTTCATAACCAGTTAAAGCATAGAGACTTTTATTAGATCTAGCTAAAGTTAATTGCATTTTAATATATTGTTTATTCATTTTAGATTCATTCATTATATTATACTGTTTTAAATATTTTTAATATTAATTCTTCATATAATTTTGATATTATTTCTTCATCTTCTATTATAAATTTTCTTGAAGGTAATCTTGAAGTACCATATTGATGATATGTAGCATATTTAACTTTATCATACATAGTTACCGATGTTGAATTGTAAGTAGATTTTATACCTTTTTTCATATCACCAGATTTAATAAGTGTAGCTTTAGTACCATCTACTTTACGATCCCAATCATTATTATTAAATAATTCTAACGATTCAGATTTCCATTCTTTAGATAATTCTTTAGGTACTGTGTTTAATTCTTTAAGTATCCTTTTTAATTCTTTTTGTAATAATTCATCTTCAACATTAATTTTCATTATCAAAATATTTATTTAAGTCCTTCATTTTACTATAATACTTTTTAGGTATTGTTTCTTCAGATAGATAGTTTAATATTATATTTCTTTTTATATTCTTTTTAATAATATTTTGTTCTGTTTTTGTTGTTTTTATAATATTTTTATATATAAGTGAAGATATTAAAAGATTTTCAATAAACTTATTATGAGTAAATGATATTATACCATTATAAGTTTTTTTAAATTCTTTATATAAACCTTGAGAACCTTTTATACCAATATATTGTCCATTTGAATCTATTTTACCATATCTTGATTTAAAGATGCCTGTAATATTATAAAGTTTTTTACCAGATACTATATCCTCAAATATTTCATATTCAGGAACTACTATTTTAATTTCAGAACCATTAAATATATTTTTTAATACTTTTAAAGTTTTTCTACTGATATACTTATTCATTTTATATAGTTTATTTAATATTAATCCGGCAATTATTATAGCATTATCTTTTGAATTTGATTGTATATCTATTCTTGGTTTATTATCTTGTAAATTATATTTTAAATTAATATATCCAGATACTAAATTTGTTCGTAATGTTTGTCTTATATCATTATCTGAAGTTATTAATATATTACTATAATTAAATTTGTTTGATTGTTTGTTAATATAATATACAATGTCATCATATTCTAAACCATCTATTTTAATAACATTAATATTAGATGGTAATGATTCTATAAATTTATCAAAAACTTTATTAATATATGTCCAATCTAAATTTTTATCTTTTATACGATTTTCTTTATATTTACTATAATAATTTTTTCGCCAATTATTAGGTTTAGAATCTATTATAAAAAAGTATTGACAATCTTCAAACGTTTCAGTTATTCGAACAATTTGAGTGTTTAAATAAGTTTCTAAATCATTTATAGTTCCTTTTTTTAATACCTCGTAAATTGATTTATAAAGAATATAATATGCATCTATTAAAATATTAACTTTTTGTTCCATTATTCATTATCTTCTATTTCAAATGTTATATCTTCAAATTCTACGTTATATCTTTCTTTAAGGTAATCTTTTTGTAAAGGATACATAAGATTCAACTTTTCATCAACTAATATTTGATCTTCTATTTTCAAAACTGTGCTTCTATCAAATTGAAATATTAAATTTTCTGGTAATACACCTAACTTTACTAATTTAGGTAATACTTTATCTTTTATTATAAATTCTATATTCCTTAAATCAGATGCTGTTTTGATTTCTGATTGATCGCTGTGTACTTTACTTTGTGAATAAGAACTACCATCTTCATTAATTTGCGTAACTCCTAAAACAGCTTTTGATATTTCTTTATTAATTTTATCTATAAATTTATCATATACATTAAAGGCATCTGATTTTTTATTTTCTATAAATTCAATAGTTTCTTCATCATCTAATACAGCCCAAGCACTTTTACCTAAATCTCTTACAAAATTAGCTAATCTTGTTCTATCAGCAGCAACATTTGAAGTTGTTTTAGCTATTCTGATAGGCATACCAAATATTTCAGTATATTCAGCCCAAGCTGACATTGTAGAGCGTTTCCATAAAACTAAAGGTGCTATACCTTTTAATAAACCTAAATCATCTCGTTCTTTATAAAACTCAAATAGCCAATCATAAGTTTTTGAATCTAAATAAGATATGCTATTCATATTATTATAAATATCTGGCATATATTCACCAGTTTCAGGTATAACATTTATTCTATCTATTAATGTTATTTGTTCTATATTATCTTTATAAATAGCATCTATTTGTATTAATGAGTGTCCATAAAAAACACTATCTATAACATATGATAACAATTTATAAAACCATTCTGATTTTAATTTTTTAGTAGATTCTTCATCTATTTTACCATTATCAGTATATAAATTAAATGGATATTCTAACACTTTTTCTTTTCGTAAATCGATTACTGATTGTAAATGTGTATCTAACATAATTTCATTATATATTCTTAATAATGAACGTCTATCAGGTTTGATAGTTGAATCTGGCGATACTTTCATTTCGGCTAAAGTCAAAGCATCTCTCCAAGTTTGTATAGATTCTCTAATTCGATAAGAATTTCTTTCTATTATTTTACTTGTTACTTTTTTATTATTAACTTTACCAAATAGTTTGTCAATTAATCTCATATTTATTTTATTTTTTAATAGCTTGCATCATTTGTTTTAGCTTGTGTGCCAAATAAACTTTCATTACTTCTTACATTAAATGGTAATGAATTTAAAGGAATATTAGGAGTTATAATTCCCTTTCCAACTTCATATAAATAACTTATAGCTTTATCATATCTTTCTTGTCGAATAATTGGAATTGAACTTGGTGTTAATCTTGAATGTAAATGATATAATAAAATATCAGTTATTAAATTAACAAAAAATCTATTTCTATCATCTCCTGTTTTATTAAATGTATCTTTAGTATTATATTTAGCTCCAATATAACTATCAATTTCGTCAATTGCAACCAATTCTAAATCATTTAATATTTCATTATTGTTTTGTGTAATATCATCTAATATATTACTTTTAATTAAATTTTCTATATCTTTCTTTTCTATAAATTTCATATTATATTATTATATATTTTAATAAAAATTATCTCTACCTGCATATTTATCTCCTAAAACAGGTTCAAATTTTAAATGTCTAAGTTTTAAATTAAGTTTTACATAAGCTGATTGTAGTGCATCAATTCCATCATCGTGTTTAGTTTCAGGAAACGAAAGTAATTGATTTTTAAATTCCTCAAAATCTAATGATAAGCTTATTAAATTATTAAAGAATATTTTTCTATTTTCAAATACAACTGATAAACTTTCTATTCTTGCTTCTTTATTACCCTTTTTATTTTTATCTTGTCTAATAGGTAATGTATATCCTTTTTGTTCAGCTATTTCATCAAATTCTTTTTGATGTAAATCTTGTGCAAAATTAGCTTCATAATAAATAGAATATGCACTTTTTAATAATTTATCATTTAATTCATATAAATATTCAATAACATTTGACATTGTTTCTTTCCTTAAATAAATATCTATTATATGATACTCATTTTTTATAAACCCTAAAGTTATAATTGCTTTATAATCACCTTCTTTTTTCCAAGATGGATCAACATAAGTAACAATGTATTGATAAGATATTAAATCATTAATATGTTTAAATTGTATCCATTCCTCTTTAAATATAGAACCTACCGTAATAGGCGTATTCATATATTCTCTTTGAAATCGTATAGAGCCTATTTTCTTTTTAATATGATTTAAATCTTCAGTAGAATATCTATCTTTCCAATTACTTTCACCATTTTCATCAAGTGCATTAACTTTAATATATTTAATACCTTCAACTTTTGAAAAATGATTTAATACCATATTATGGCTAAACCTATTACCAACAAATAAAAATTTATATTTAGTAAGTTCCATTGAAGATAATACAGATTGCATTAACCAATCATAATGATGTAATACTAATGCTTTATTCCTTGAATCTTTATCAGTATCAATATCATCTACTATTATAAAATCAGGTCTATATTTTTTATATCGTAGACCTCTTGTTGATTGACCTTTACCAGCACAAGTAAATTTACAATCATAATTATTAACAACAAAATCACCTTTAGACCAACTTCCATCTTTAATAAATGGACCAAAATCTGCTATTAATTTTTGATTTGTTTCTAATTCAACTTGAATATTTATTAATTGTTTAACAGCTGCATCTTTAGTAGCTGATATTAATAATATTAAATGTGCTTCATTTTTTAACATAAAATAAATAGGTGCAAATAAAGAGAAAACTGTTGTTTTAGCGAATCCTCTTGAAAATTCAGCTAATATTTCAACTTTATCATTATATAATTCATTTATTAAATCTAAATGATATTTAGATAATTTTATTTCATTATTGTTTTTATCTGTAGTATAATGTTTAAAATAAGTAGATACAAATAATTGAAAATCTTGTAAAGTTGTATTATCTTGTTTACTTTTCAAATTATTATTTAAACCTACTTTATATCTCAAAGAATTATAATAACTTTCTCGTTCTTGTGTATAATATTTTTTATCTTGTTTTTTCAAACTTTTATTGTTTTTATGTATCTATATTTCCAATAGTGATTCCAAACTCTACTATTTATACTATCTATTATTACACCCTTTGAACTTGTAGCGTGTATAAATTTATTATTATTTAACATTAATGCAACGTGCCCATCAAATATTAATATGTTATAAATTTTATTTGTATCTACCTCTATCCCTATCTTTGCTATATTATATGAAATTCGAGGTATATCTATATTTAATTCATCTTTATATATCTTTTTTATAAGTGCCGAACAATCAATACCTTTCAAAGTATTTCCACCCCATTTATAAGGTGTACCGAGATACTTTTCGACAGATATTCTTTTATTTCCTGTTATTAATTTATGTTCAACTTGCTTTAAAGCATTATATTTTGATGTATTTAACATTATTATTATAAATATTTTTAATATAAGTTGTATCATAATATGTTGCGGAGGTAGGATTTGAACCTACGACCTACAGGATATGAGCCTGTCGAACTTGACCACTATTCCACCCCGCAATCTATTATTTTAAATTTATTTTAAATTATTTCTTTTTCAAGATCTTCAAACATTTTAATAAGTTTTATTTCTTCTTGTTCAGAAATGTCAGGTAATATAGATTTTATACCTCCAGCTATTTTTCTAATTGTAGCTTTTTTAATATCATTAAAAAGTATTTTGTTTTCCAATACAAATTTAATAGCTGGGAAATGATCATCCTCAACTTTTTCTAATAGTTTAGACTGTGCTATTTCTACTATATGATTATTATCTTCTTCAGCTTTTGTATATTTTGCTTTTAAATATCTTTCTTTATATGTTGGATTATATTCTAACCATTTATAAAAAGTTGCAGGTGTAATATTATACTTTTTAGTCAATTGTCTAATACCAATTGTTCCATATTCATTAATAATATTATCTAAAACTTGTAATTCTGCTGCTGTATATTTCTTTCTTTTATTCATAATTGTTTTAATTGTTTGGTATTTAATGTGTTATCTATTTGTTATTAAAATAATGGAACGTTATATTATCTAATGATTTATTTTTAGAATTATAAACTTTAATAATAGGGTTATATTCTAATATAATAAATGTTTTTTTCTCTCTATTATATATTTCTTGTTTAATAGAATAATCATAATCATTATAATCTACTATAAAATTATAATCATTTTTAAATTTATCGGTTAAAGCATAAGATATTTTTAGTATTTCAGGATTTATTTCCTTTAATACTATATAAATTGTTTCTTTCGCTTTCGCTTTCGCTTTCGTGGTTATTTTCTTAGCCATTTATTTTTATTTATTTTAGTTATATTTATATAAGGTGTTTTTTTTAAAATTATTTTAATTAAAAGAGTTGTTTATTTATAACATATCTTATTTCATTATATACTTTTTTAATATCATAAAAAGATATATTATCGTCTTCTTTAATTATTTCTGTTATATATTTTTGAGAAAATAATATTTTTTTTAATATATCTTTATTACAATTTGCTTTTGATAGTATTTCCTTTATTGCGGATTCAAAATCTATATCACCTGATTTATGTAAAGATATAGATTGATTATAAATTGGTATATTATATTTTTCTTTATCTTTTTTTCTATAATTATATAAATTATGGATTATCATTGTATATAAATAACTTTGCAAATTTTTAATATAAATATTATCAACATTTATATAAAATTCTACTACCATTTCATTTATAATATTTTCTCTTAAATATTTATTAGACACTTTTAGATGATAAAGTATTTTATTTGATACTAACATTACTTCATCACGTAATTTAGCTAAATCTTTATCTTTTCGTGTTTCTTTATATTTTATTAATAATTGTTCTAACATTTTATTTACACATATTTTATATAATCTTCTGATAAAGCAATATTCCATTTTTCTGTTTCAGTTATAACTTTAAGATCGATTAATCTGTCTATTAATAGTAAATAATTTTTATCTATTAATATATTTATCATTTTATCTTCTACTGGACCATCTGGTTTATTAATAAGAAAATATAATATATTTTTTATTTTAGAAAATGTTATAATTTCACTATACATATGACCAATTGCTTTATCTACTTTGTTTAATAATTTATAACTAGGTGTTTTCATTATTTATTTATTTTTTTTTTAATATTTATCTGATATTTTAGGAACTTGTTGTTTTAATTCCTTTTTATTAAAATAGTCTTTTAGTATCTCAAACATTTCAAATCTTTTTGTATCTACTTTTTTAGTAGACTTATATATTTCTTTTAATTCTATATCATCTTCAATATGTTTTTCTTTTCTCATAAAATTATATAATACTTTTTTATAACCTTTTCTATATAATCTTTTATGTTCAAGAGTTCTTCTATGGATGTTATTTGTTCTACCAATATATCTTGTTATATCATTTAATACGATGTTTAAATAATTACTATTGTATTTTAATTGAAAATAATTTAAAATTTCATTATATAATTGTTCTTCATTAATAGTTTCTATTTGATCGTGATGTTTCCACACAGATATAATTTTATAATTAGGTCTATATTCATTAATATTATTTGTTATCACTCCTGAACATTTATAATTTTTATTATTCCAAGTTTTATTCCAATACCAATCATAAGGTGAATAATGATAATGATGATTTAATCTATAAATGTTATACTTTTTTATAACATCAAATAAAGTTTCTATTTCATCTAATGTTTCATCTATAAAATATATAACTGAATTATTACGATAATCTACTTTAAAAGTTTTATTAATAAATATTTTCATTAGATCTTTTTAATTTTATGTAATCTATCATCAATGTATCTTACTAATTTTACTTTATAACCATTTGTTAGCACTTGTGATTTTTGTTGTACTTGTTTAATAAAATCTTTTTGTTCTAGATGCTCGTTTAAGTATGTTAGACGCATTTTATTACTGTTTCTGAATGTATGTACATAAAGTATTAAAATAGTTGTTCTAGGGTAATCTAATGCAATTTCTTTTTTAATATTTAATAGTGACTGGTATTTATCATATTCAAGTAATAAATCATCATAGTTTTCATATTGTTTATGTCTATCTTTAAGTTCAGTTATAATAATTTTATTATTAAATTTAAAGATACAATCATAATGGTCTTTTAAATTAGACCAATATACTTGTTTAACATTTATTTTATTTAAGAATAAAGTTTGAAATTTGTCTCTTGATATTTGTTCATAGTCATTAAAGTTTAACACGGTTAATAGTTTGTTTATTATATATATCGTTTAATATTAACCTTTTTGACTAAATTTGGTATAAAAATGAAAATAAATTAATAAATAAATTAAATTATGAAACCTTATCAAAAGTATTATTATTATCATATAAATTATCAACATTTTTGGGGTCTAACTAAAGAAGCTATATTAAATGGTGAACTTTTTGAAAGCGATATCGATAGAAAACTAAATCCTTTTAAAGAATATTATTATGATAACTTCAATACTATTAAACCTGAAATTAAAGTTAAAGCTAAAGTTAAAGCTAAAGTTAAATATCGTAGAATTTATTATAAAAAAATGGTTCCTTATATTACATTATATCATCCTCAGCACGGTTTTGTAACTGGAACAAGAAAACAACTGTCAAACCAATATAAACTCAGTCTTGGTCATTTAAGTAGCCTTCTTAAAGGTATTTTAAAACAAACTAAAGGATTTATTTTAATAAAACCATAAAACTTTATTTAATAATCATTAATCTGCATTTAAAGTACACCTGTTAAAATTTGTTAAAATAAAAAATCATATGTATTTTATTAAATTTATTTAAAAGAATCTTTATTAAACTTTATTAAACTTTATTATTCTTTATAAAACTTTATTATAAAAACCATTAAAATAATATTAAAGAATTTAATGTATTATATATGTTGATACTTTTTTTTGGTATAAACAGCATTTAACGTATTAATAATTAATTAATTAAGCCATTAAAAAAAGTGGTTATTTTTGGCTTTAAATGTAAAGTATACTTTCCTATTTAGAATGATTATAAATAACAAAAATTAAATTTTTTGAAAACATTATTTGTATATATATATTATATTATAAAATATTAATTTATTAGTGTTATGTTCTTGATCCATTCATTGCACTTTTAAAGAACTTGTTTGGAACTACAACAAAAGTTATCCTTGTTAGAGAGTGGTTAGGTTTTTTAATAATCTTTGGCCGTGCATTACCACTCTCTAACAACTTTATAAAGAAATATAAATGCAAAACAAATAAAATAAATTAAAAATATGCAAACACAGAGTTATGATCCTAATGATTTCAATATTTTTGAAGAATTGAAAAATATTAAAAAAGAAGAGCAAACAAATATTTTAGTTACTATAGATAAAATATCATATAAAATTAAACCCTCACCTGTTCAAGTTCCTAAAATTAAAAAACAATCTAAAACAGAATTAATTCCTTTTAATGAATTTGTGTATAAAATTTCTAATGGTTATACTTGGTTTCCTGGTATATTTGAAATTAATAGAAACAATAGTAAATCTAATACTACTTGGTCTAAATCACAAATAATAGGTTTAGATTTTGATTCAGGGGTTACACCTAATATTATTATGGATAAACTTAATTTTTTTGGTATTATTCCTAATATAGTTTATTCAACTTTTAATGATAGTAATTCAAAACGTAAATTTAGAATAGTTATCATTCTTGATAAAATTATTAAAGATAAAAATCAAATAAAAAATGTTTTAAATTGGTTTAAAAAATTGTTTACTGAAAGTGACAAAGCAACGTTTGATTTAGCACGAATGTTTTATGGAGGTAAAAAATTAATTTACTCAGATTCTACTTTAAATTCAACTAATGAAATTTTAAACATTTTGGCTAACAATGATTTAGAAACGAACTTTAACAAAAAATTCAATTTTTACTCAAGTGGTTATATATATATAAACCACTTGAGTAAAAATTGCAAAAAACACCTAAGTTCGTCTAATAAACAATTGACAACCAATATTTTAACAAATTTAGAATGGCTTAATGTATTGAAAGATAATAATATAGATATACATCCGGTACATAATATAGTTCAACGTTTTGATTGGGAATATGCGATAGAGAACAATAAATTATTTTATACATTTGTTAATGGTCATTTAGCTTATGCAAGTTTATTATATTTGATAAAAAATTTATTATGGATTAATGGTGGTGAAAAGTTTTTAAAAGACACAATGAAATTAAATAACAATAAAGGTATAAGTCATTATAATGATTCAGATTTTAATTTAATAAAATCTATTAAAAAATATAAATATAATGGTAATTTATCATTTTTTTTAGAATGTAAACCAGAAAAAGACTATATTATTAAACGTATAAAAGAAATTAAAAAAGGTATAACACTTATGGAAGCAGAACAAAAATTAATAAAGTATTATAATGAAGCTATAAATAGTGATGATAAAAAGATACATATCATTAAAGTTCCAACAGGATTAGGTAAAACACGTTTATTAGAAAATATTAAAAATATGAATGTTGTAATGGCATTTCCTAATCATAGTTTAAAAGATGAGGTATCAAATCGTATATTAAAAGCATCTAAAGAAAATAAATTTACAACAACTCCTGAATTTCCTATATTATCTGATAAATTAACTAAAGAAATTAATTATTTATATCGTGTTGGTTTATCAGATGAAGTAACTAATTTATTAAATCATCTTTTAAAAGACAAAAATGCTGATAAAGTTGATAAAAAAAATATAAAAGAATATCGTAATAAAATAAAAGAATCATATAAAGGAAATGTAAATGTTATTACAACACATCAAATGACACAATTTGTTGATTTTAAACAAAATACTTATATATATGATGAAGATCCATTTCAAAGTATAATTAAAATAAATACAGTTAAAGGTAAAGATCTTATAAATTTAGTAAATAAATTTAAAAATAGTAATACATTATTATCATTATTATTAAATAAATTAATTGGTAAACTTAAAGATGGTATACCATTTTTTATAAGAAGCAATGTATCATCAAATAATAATATAAAATCAAAAATAGTAGAAGAATTAATAAAAAATAAAATATATGATTCTAATATTATAGAATTATTATTTGCAAAAGAAATATTTATAGATATTGATGTTAATAGTAATTTTAAAAATATATTAAAAGTAATTGAAAATTCTAATATTCATTTTACAACTCGTAAAGATTTAAATAAAGATAAAAAAATAATAATACTAAGTGCAACAGCATCTGAAACGATTTATAAAGCATTATATAAAGATAGAGTTAAATTTTATAGTATTGATAATGTTGAAACTATAGGAACAATATATCAAGATACTCGTTATACTTATTCACGATCATCATTAAATAATAAAAAACAATATTCATTAAATTACATTAAAAAAGATTTAAAAGATAAAAATAAGGAAGATATTCAAATAATAACATTTAGATCTCAATTATCTAAATTTAAAAATTCATTAAAAGATATTTATTTTGGTAAATTAACTGGTTTTGATAGTTTAAGTGGAAATGATATTGCAGTAGTAGGAACACCATATTATCCAGATTGGACTTATTTATTAATGGCTAGAACAATATCTAATGAAAATTTATTTGATGAACATAATTATTCAAAGCAAGAAGTTATATATGGATCTTTTAAATTTAAATTAAATACATTTAGAGAACCTATATTAAGAGATTTGCAGTTAGAAATGGTTACTGGTGAATTGATACAAGCAATCGGACGAGCAAGAGTGTTACGAAATGATTGTAACGTGTATTTATATAGTAGAATACCTTTAGAAAATGCGATACAAAAATATGAATTAAAAAGAGGTGGTATATTTAATTAAATAACAGTTTTTTAATTAAAATAAATATTAAAAAAAAGTATTAAACACGTTATAATTTTATATAATATATTTTAACAATATTTATTTAATAATTTAAAATATAATAAAATGACAAAAGGAAAAGTAGTTTACACAGGAAGTTTTATAGAGTTTTTCTTCATATCTCTATTATTATTATTAATAAGTGTATGTACATTTGGTATAGCTATACCTTATTATGTTTATTGGACAGTGAAATATTTTGTAGATAATTTAGAAATAATTTTATATGACAAAAAAGATTAAAAATTAAACTAAGGGTAGATCTCTTAATTAAAAGAAAATCTACCCTATTAATGAAAGAAAAATAAATATTCTTCTGGGATCTTTAAAAAATCCCTTATACTTTTTTATAACATTTCTACCATCCTAAAGTTTTAATTGTAACATCAATATAATATTCTTGATTTGATGGGGTTTGAGGAATATCGTGCATAAATATATTAACATCTCCAGATGGTTCTATTATAATATAAGTAGCACTATAAACACTATAATCTACTGAATCTATAGCGGTGAAAATAGTTCTTGATTTCATATTCATAACTGGCATCATTATTCTATTATCAGGTGCTAATATAACTGGTATAGAACTTATTTTTATACCTGGGAATACTATTGCAAGATCAGTAACAGGACTTGTACTTTTATAAACAGTTCCACGAATACTTAAATTACCAAATGGATCCATATGATATTTTAGCACGTGTTTGCCTGGATTAACACTATACCCATTCACATAAGTCATAGCAGTCCATTGGTTTAAATAATGATCTTTAATGTAATTAGTCAATGTAGTAATTCCTGGAACACTATCAAACATTTTTTCCATCAAAACATATTCCATTCTTTTTTGCATAAATAAACTTAAATTAAAAGAATTACCTCCTGTAGATATTTCATCAAGATAGCAATCTTCTATTTCATAAGTATCATAACTTATACCACTTTTAAATGTTTTATTTCCGTTCAAATCATAATCAATTCTATCGTGAATATATACATTTGTAGATAAAGTATATGTAAATGCATCAAAATGATATATTTTATTTTGTCTATATAAATATCCTTCACTATAACTTGTTCCATTATCAATACCACCAGTTAATATAAATGTATCTTCTGTATTTGAATATATTTTAGCTAAAGCTATTAAAGTATCAAATGTATTATCTTGTGTAAATCTAA